TGGGGGAACAGCGCCGTCGGGGCGTGGGGGAACAGCTCCGTCGTGGCGTGGGGGAACAGCTCCGTCATGGCGTGGGAGAACAGCTCCGTCATGGCGTGGGAGAACAGCTCCGTCGTGGCGTGGGGGAACAGCCAAATCAATCAAAAGAGCGATGCATCTAAAATTAACGCATCCAGTAATGCGCGCGTTGTGCACGACCCGCACACCATTGACGAATATGTCGATTTTTACGGCATTGAGAACAGCAACGGCAAAGCGAAACTGTTTAAAGCGGTGCGGAAGCACGACGGTGTGTACCGCTCGGACCGGGATGCAGATTTTGTGTATACAATCGGGGAATCAGTTGCGGCAGACGGCTTTTGCGCTGACCCTAACAAAAATTGCGGGCGCGGTATCCATATGGCCTATCTCGACTGGTGTCTGGCATACGGAAACTGCTGGACTGATCTCGCAATCCTCGAAGTCGAAGTGGACATGAGCACAGTTGTTGTGCCGAAATGCGGTTCCGGCAAAGTTCGCGCCCCGTCTTGCAAAGTGATTCGGGAGGTTCCGCTGGAAGAATGCGGCTTGTACGGAAAGGTGCTGGCCAAGCGCAGAAACGGAGGGGCAGCATGAAAGTATTTGGAGACCCCAGCACGAAGGCCAAAGTGCGCCGCTACATCGTCTGGGGCATCGAGGACGGCATCGTCTGTGCGAGCTTCCTCGGCGGCATCGCGCTGGCCGGGTGGGTGTTTCACGTGATCTTCACGGCACTGGGGGTGGCGTGATGACGGAAGAACAGCGCCGTATGCGTAACGCATACGCTCGGGAGTACTACGCGCAGCACCGCGACCGCAGCCTGCAAAACAAGCGCAATAACCGCGAAGCGATCAACGCATATATGCGCAAATACTATGCGGAGAACTACGAGAAGTTGTCAAAGTACAAAAGCGACAGACGGCGCAAAAAATCGCGTGACACCGCTTTCGGCGCGTTTTTGCGGGAAAACGGTATCACGCAGACAGCAGCGGCAAAAATGCTTGGCGTGTCCATATCAACAGTTAACTGCTGGGCGAACGGAATCACAAACGCGCGCGAAGATAAGATCCGCGCAGTGTGGCCGGAGTATGGGGGTGCGGAATGCCGAAACTGACGATCGAACCGCCGGTTGATCCCCCGGCCTACACCTGCCCGCGCTGCCCGGTGTGCGATTCAGAGACGGACAAGCTGCTGCGTGATCGATGTGGCAACATTGTCGGCTGCCCGGAATGTGTAAAGGAGGTAGACGCATGGGCATTGTAAGTGACACCTACATTCACGGCGGCATCCCGCAAAGCCGCTATTGCAGCGACTGTGCACACTATCAGGCACTTTCCGGCAGCAGCATCGACAGCAACTGCGGCGGCAGTGCGCGCGTCTGCCTGTACATACTCGATACCGGGCACCGCCGCGGATGCGAGCCGGGTCCCGGCTGCGATAAGCACATTACATTCGCGCAGTGGCGCGAGAGCGAGCGCGGCCGCGCCGCCCTGCTGCAGAAGCGAAGCCATAGCCGCCCAAGAAAACGGAGGGCAGAACCATGACGACTGACCGCGAAACGCTGCATTACATCCTCGCCCGGGCACGCATCTACTTTGCCGACGAACACATTGCCTGCGATTACTGCCCGTGTCTGGAAACATACAGCCGCAAGCAGTGCCGCCTCACCGGCGAGTATCTGCTCGACACACGAACCATCGGGTACAACTGCCCGCTGGAGTTTGCGCCGGAAGGGGGCGAAACACCATGAACAAATTCCGTTGCCTGCGCGCGGACGAGATCGAGTGCCGCGTGCAGCAGGTCAAGGATAACGGCCTCATCCTGCTGCTCTACAAAGACGCGCGCTGCGACATGACCATCCTGGACGAGACGGTCGGCGCGATGAACTGGCAGCGTGAGCACCGGCGCGATAACGCCAACTGCGTCGTATCAATCTGGGACAGCGAAAAAGGGCAGTGGATCAGCAAAGAGGACACCGGCACGGAGTCCAATACGGAGGCGGAAAAGGGCCTTGCGTCCGACAGCTTCAAGCGCGCGTGCGTTAACTGGGGCATCGGCCGCGAGCTGTACACTGCACCGTTTATCTGGATCCCGGCAGGGAACTACACTGCCAACGGCCGCAAGTGCTATGACAAATTCGCAGTCGAAAAGATCGAGTACACGAAGAACGACGACGGCTCAGACCGTCACGAAATCCTGAATCTATCCATCCGCAACACGACCATGAACAAGCGCGTGTTTGTCCACATCGGCAGCACCGCAACCGCAAAAGAAAGGAAGTAAATAACGATGATTATTCGCACAAGAACCGGTGACTGCATCGTTGCCGGGAGACTTTCCCGTGACGCAGAGTTTTCCAACGTGGGCGCAAAAAACTTGCCCCTGACGAAGTTTAGCATTCCCGCCCGCGACACCGTTCAACCGGACGGCAGCAAGCAGACCGAATGGATCAGCTGCGAGGTCTGGTATGAGGCTGCCATGAATGCCGCGCAGCTCAAAAAGGGTGATGCCGTCATCATCTGCGGCCAGCTCTCCACGCACAGCTATACCACGCGCAACGGCGAGACGCGCACCGAAGAGTGCCTGCGTGCAGACGCCTTTGTCAAAGCGTCCGTGCCGGTCTCTTCTGCCAGCGTGGAGCAGCTTGCCGCCGCCTATCCCGGTGTCGTGCGCGGCGTCGGAGTTGTCGCGGACGACTTCACGAATGAGCCAAAGTTTGAGGAACTGCCGGAGGATGAATCCGACCTGCCGTTTTGATCGGAGGCCGCCATGGCAGAAAAGCGAATGTTTGCGCGCTCGCTCATCGACAGTGATGCGTTTCTGGAGATGCCGCTCTCCGCGCAGGCGCTGTATTTCCACCTGAATATGCGCGCGGATGACGACGGGTTTATTAACAACCCGAAGCGCATCACGGACTATGTCGGCGCGGCATCGGACGATCTGAAGCTGCTCCTTGCAAAGCGCTTTATCATCGTCTTTGATTCCGGTGTCATTGTCATCCGGCACTGGCGCATGCACAACACGCTCAAAAGTGACCGATACCATCCTACAAACTATCAGGAAGAGTTTGCAACGCTCTGTCTGGAGGAAAACAAGGCTTACTCCGAGCGCCCGCAGACGACACCTGCCGCGGAACCGGCCAGAGTGGAAAAGCCAGCCGTGCGCCCGGCGCAAAAAGCCGCCGCAAATCCTCCGGAAAAGAAACCCTATGGAGAAATGCACAACGTCATGCTCGCGGATGAAGAGCTGGCAAAGCTCCAGCGGGATTACCCGAACGACTACGAAACATATGTCGAGCGCCTGTCCCTGTACATCACCAGCAAAGGCGCGCGGTACAAATCCCACTACGCCGTCATCCGGCAGTGGCTTGTGAAAGACGGCGTGAAGGCAGAGAACGAGAAGCGCGCGCCGGTCTCCGGTAAGGACGACCTGGACAAAGTGGAGCGAATGCTCGCTGCCATGAAGGGGGGTGCGCAGGATGCCGACCATGTTAGCCCTTGACCCAGGCAACCGGGAAACCGGCTGGTGCATCGTCGATACGATCACCCGAGCACCGGTGCAGGGTGGAAAGGACGAGAACACACTCGTCTCCGGCATTGTGTCCGGAGGAACGTTCTCTGTTGCCGCGATCGAGATCATCGAATCTTACGGCATGGCGGTCGGGCGCGACGTGTTCGAGACGTGCGAGTGGATCGGGCGCTATAAGCAGTTGCTCGACGACCGCGGCGTACCGTACCGCATCGTCACGCGCAAAGAGGAAAAGCTCAATATCTGCGGCAGCACTCGCGCGAACGATACCACCATCCGCCACGCGCTGATTGACCGCTTCGCGTCGCACGACTTCCGCAGCGGTAAGGGCACGAAAGCAAATCCGGACTTTTTCTACGGCTTCCGCGCCGATCAGTGGAGCGCGTATGCCGTTGCAACGACCGCCCTAGACATGGCGGAGTGCGAAAAGGAGGTCGACAATGCACGATAAGACAGAGCTGCTTGGCGTCAAAGGAAGTTGGCGCGAGGTAGTAGATGACTGCCGCGCGACCGTAGGCAAGGAGAGCCTTGGCCACGAGCCGAGCGAGAAATTCAAGCGCTCCATCTTGATCGCGGAGCACAGTCCAATCCGTGACATCCGCGTGCGCTGGCGCTGGCGTGGCATCCCGAGCTGGGTCGCCACGCACTGGTCGCGGCACAAATGGGAGTGCTTCATCCGCACGCAGAGGAGCGACCGCACCGGCATCCAGCGCGGAAAGCTGCCGCAGGACACGCCGGTCACGTTCACGGGCGAGGCCAATGCGCAGAATCTGATCGACACATGGAGAAAGCGCCTGTGCTATCAGGCGTCACCGGAGACCCGGCATTACGCGGAGGACTTCAAGATGGCTCTGCACGAGACCGAGCCGGAGTTGAGCGACGTGCTCGTGCCAAACTGTGTGTATCGCGGTGGCTGCCCGGAGCTGTTGCCCTGCGGGTTCTGGGAGCGTTTTTGCCCGGCCGAAGGCGCGATTCAAGACCGATACGACCAGTACAACGCGCTGTTTTATGAGCGCAGAAAGGGACGAGACGCATGAACAAAATTTGCGAGCAAGTGCGTGACCTGCTGGCGCACGACCGTGGCAATTTGAATTTCTCACCGGCTTCACGTTACGCTGTCAGCAGATTGTGCGACTACGCCGAGCAGGAGCACGAGCAGCGTGAAAAAGCGGAAACCATACTCTGTGGAGAACGGCGCAAGGCGCTGGCGTTTTCCGCTGAGGTGGCAAAGCAGGAGCGCACGATCGACGACCTGCGTCAGCAGTTGAGCTTCCTGCAGCAGGCGCTGCGGGACGAGGGGGTGTGAGCAATGTCTGAATACATCGAGCGCGGAACGGCGATTGCCAATCTAACCGCATTGGAGGTCACAAATCCAAGCGCAACAATGACAGACGCGAAGCGGCTGCTTGCGGATATGCCCGCCGCCGACGTTGAAAAAATGTCAGACGGATACCACACTTTCGCTGACTTGTATGAACAAAGGCTCATTTTGTCTGCCGCTCTTGCCAAAAATAATCCGCATGCATGGAAAAGCAAGCGGCATGAGGACGGCAGCGTTCCTTTCGGCGGGGGATGGTTCATCATGGGTTTTGACACCGACGAAGGATGTTACACATACCACTATGAGTTAAAAGACTGGGATCTGTTTCAGTGCGAGGAATTGGACAAAGGAAGGCCGTGGGACGGTCACACGTCAAAAGATGTCCGGAGATTGCTTTCAATTCCTGCCGACGACGTTGCGCCGGTGGTGCATGGGCACTTTGTGCATGACGGGCCGAGGTTTTCTGGCGGCGTGGACTGGTGGCACTGCAGCAGCTGCGGCAGACTTGCGTCTGGAGTCGAGACGCGCTTTGACTACTGCCCGTGGTGCGGCGCGAGGATGGATGGTGATGATGATGCCAAAGAGAGTTAACCCGCGCAGGAGACCGGCGACGATGGCAGACGTTCAGCGCGCAAAGGACACGGCAACGGCAGATGCCTGCCGCGTGACACTGGCGATCTTTTTCACGGCTCTTCTGGACAAGGAGGGCATGGGCGCGGAGCAGCTCCAACGCATCTGGCATGAGGTAGAGGCGCTGTCGGAGAGCGTGCGCGACGGATATGTCTCCGCGCCAGATCTGATCCGCGTGCTGCGCGAGGAGTACGAGATCGACATTGTAGGAGGATGACAAAATGATTCGGTTGACATCTGACGGAAGCTTTTGCGACGTCGTGCAGTGCCGGGAGCGCAACCCTTGCCTAGACTACTTGACGTGCTTGCCGAGAAAGGCTTGGGAGCTTTTGCGCCGGTACGAAGATACAGGGCTCACTCCAGAAGAAGTTAAAGACGTGTTTTCTGACGACGTAGTGCTGAAGCTTGCCGCGCAAACGCTAGGAATTAGCCGCGCGAAATTGCTCGAGCTGGTTGCAAACGAAAAAGAGGATATCGGAGCGCAACCGGTTCGCGTTACCAGGTGCAAGGACTGCCGTTTCTGGCAAGGCGTTTGTGATAACGGTTCGTGCTGTACTGGCGCCGGAATTGATGATTTCACAGATGCGGACGACTATTGCTCGCGCGGCAGGAAAGCAAATGGTGCATCATGCCGAGAACGTTAACGCCGCTCACGCCGGAACAGCAGCAGCTCGCAGCGGACAACGAGCGTCTGATCTATCTGGCGATCCGCCGATACGCGCCGAACGAGGACGCCGATGAGCTGTATGGGTACGCTGCCGAGGGCTTGCTCAGAGCCGCGAGTACATACGATCCAACGCGCGGAAAGTTTTCTACGCACGCGATGTGGTGCATGCGCAGCGCGATCGTCTCCAATCAGCGCTGCGCGAAACGGAAGAAGCGTTCAGGAAAACTGGTACTGCACATGGATGACGTTGACGCGGTTGACCCGAACGAAGAATATAACGCGGAAATGCGCGGTGTCGCGCCGATGCGAGACAGGCAGTGCCTGTCGCTGGACGAAACCGGCGCGGATGTTGAACGCTTTCTACGGTCACTTTCTGCGCGCGATCGTGAACTCGTGCGTATGCGCATTGGCGGCTACACGCTCAAAGAAATTGGAGACACATTTGGGATCACGAATCAGGCAGCCAGCGCGCACATGAAGCGCATAGCAAATAAGTGGGAAGCATTTGAATTATATGGAACACAAGAAAGGAAAAGATAACAATGAACGAAAACGCAATGTGGGAAAACGTGCGCAACGACGCGCGCAACGAACTCCGCCTCAGCATCCTGGCGGATGCGATCTTCAACGCCGCCCGGCTGAACTATAGCGGGAAAAAGCTTGCCTTTGACGACGACGAGCTTTGTACCGTTCTTCGGGTTCTGTTCCCGGATGACTACGACGGCGTGCTTGCGAATCTGCAAGCGCTCAAGGCGGGCGCGGAAAAGGACGGTGACGCATTTTGACCCGTGCCGAAATTCTGAAAGCCGCAGAGCGCTGCGTCTGCACCGACCGAAATCAGCAGTACGGTGATCCGGAGGACAATTTCCGCACGATCTCCATGCTTTGGAGCGTTTACCTATGCGCACGCGGCATGGAGCATCCGCTCAGTGCAGCCGACGTCGGTGCAATGATGGCGCTGTTCAAGCTCGGCCGCATCGCAACAGGAGGCGATAAAGCGGATAACTTCATTGACTTGGCCGGATATGCCGCCTGCGCAGGCGAAATCTCAACGGAGAGCGGACGCACGTCAAAAGACGCAAAAGTTAGCGCAGGGGACAAAGACTGCGCAGAACGCGAAAAAACGGCAGTTCCGGCGAATAGGATTGTCCGCATGACGCGCAGCGCTGACGGATCATACCTCGTAAAAACAGGCTGTGCCATCCGGGAAGCGCCGGACTTACGCGCAGCGCTCGACATGATCCAGCAGTACGAAAGAGAAAGCACATAAAGAAAAAGCAGCACGCAGGATATGCGTGCTGCTTTCTTGTTGTGTGTCTGTCACGAGAAGAGCTTCCATAGCTGGTTGAACTGCTTCGCGGTATATCCGTTTTGCATCGCCCACGCATACAGATCTGGTTTCTTGTACTTCTTCTGGCTGGTTCCCGGCTTCTTTGCATACATTGCCTGATAAAAGTCCACGATCTGCTTCAGCTCGTACCCGCCGTTGTATGCGGTCTCCACCTTTTCCTGCGTGCCCTCTTTGAGCTGCTGTGCCATGACATTGAGCGCGAGCTGGTCACTGCCGCCGCGTTTGCCGACGACCGTCTTGATGATTGCCTGCATCACATCGCCGTTGCGGTCTCGCGCATCGGCCGGAAGTGTGTCTTTTGCGGTTCCGAGCTTGGCGCGGTATACGGCGTTGTCTGCCACGCTGCCGCTGCTTTTCGTCGTCCACGCCGGGGTTTCACCGCCGTCGAGCTTCGCCTTCTTCTTGCCGGCCGCCGTTGCGACTTCCAGCAGGTTTTGAATTGCGGCCGCTTTCTCCGCGTCGCTCGACTGCTTGTAAACAGAACTCTGAATGACTTTCTGGATGTTGTCATAGGCCGTCTGGCCGTATGCCATCTGGTACTGCCGCCTCTCGTCCTGGTCCAGCGACACTTTTTCGCCGTCTCTGTTTCCGCTGTTTGGCGCTTTCTTCACGGGATATTTTATATCGATGTTCTCACCGAGCCGGTACAGCTCCTGGTTCACGTCGCTCGTCCGGTACTTCGTGACGCTGCCGGGATTCAGCGTCGCGTTCAGGAAGTTTTCCGCTGCCGTGCCGGTGTATTTCTTCTCTTGCCCCCAGTTGTCCAGCGCAGCCGGAAGCGTTTCCCGAAGCCACGGGATCTTGCTCTTCATCGCGCTCAGGCCGTTTTCCCACGCGGTATCGCCGTTGTAGGTGTCGCGCACCGTACCGTCAACACCCTGCGCCACGCCGGACACGATGTTCGGGATAAAGCTCGTCGCCTGAGACGCGCCGTATCGGAGTGTCGCGTCCGCGAGCTTGCCGCCATCGTTGTCCGCTTTGGAGTACTTGAGACTGTTCTCGATCTCCTGAAACTGCGACATAGCGGGCAGATCCATCACGGTCTGATAGATGGTCGACAGGTTCTCGCGCGTCACGTCTCCGAACGTGATCTTGCCGTCCTCCTCGTAGCAGTCTGCAAGCAGCGCGCCGTAGGTCATCTGTGCATTGATCGGGTCAAGGAAGCCGATAGATACCAGGTCGTCACCGTCGCGCCACTCCGTGCTTTCCCCGGCAATCAACCGGTTTAGTGCACTAAGGTTAAGCTGCGTGCCGCTAACGCCCTCGGACTTTTCAAGCGCTTCCTTGTCCTCGTCGTCGTCTCCTGCGACGTTCATCACGCCAGCACCGGCAAGCACCGCAAAGAGCGCGATGCCCATCGTGCCGTTGAACGCGCGGCCGAAATCCGTCACAGCCTTCGCCTGTTCGGCTGCGGTCAGCGTCCCTGCCTTTGCCTTGTTCAAGACTTTGACGATCTCCACACCGGCTTTTATAAACCCGGCAGGGGAGTTTTGAATCACTGCGCTCGCAATGTTGCCGGGCACGTTCGTGAACGGGAGCATAATGTCGCCGAGACCGAATCTGCCGCCGCGCTTGTCCTTAATGCTAAATACGTTCAGCGCTTTCCGCGTGACGCCCATCGCCTGCGCGATCTTGCTGTCGTTCTGGAACGTGCGTTCCCTTGCGATTTCCTCCGCGCGGCCGTCAAGCGCGCCTTTTGCCACCTTGCCCTTAGCTTCCAGCGCGTCAATTCCGCGCTGTGCTTCCGCCTGAATGCCGCCTTTTTGCATCTGGTCAGTCGTTACCATGGCGTAGTTGCTATATTTCTCCCACGTGGAGAGAAACCGTTCCAGAAAGTTCCCGGTCATCTTGTACGACCTGCTGCCTCCGGTCCCGTATTTGCCCCGCGCGTTGGAAACGCTTGCGTCAAGGCCCATTTCAATGTACGACTTGAGCTTTGCCTCGCCCATGCCTTTTCGTTTCGCCTTGGAGAAATAGCTCTTATCCACAGGTACGGAGCGTGTGCCGGTGTATTTCGACAGCAGCATGTCCAGCACGACGCCGATGTTATTTGACACGGCATCTGCCGGGTCAGACACCATATTGCCGACAAGGTTTCTGCCAGCCGTCGCCGGTTTCGAGAGCATGGACAGATAACGATAGGTTTTTATCTGTTCGAGCGTGGACGGTTTCGCGTAGTCATACGCAATGCCGCGCACCTGGCTTGCGGCAACGTCACGCAGAAACGCTTCGCCGTCCGGCAGTTTCTTTGCCTGCTCAAGCGCCTTTTCCATTGTTCTGCCCATCTTGTTCGACCAAAGGCTGTTTGTGCGCCGCTCCGTGCTCATGTCTTTGATGAGGTCAACCAAGCCGTCCACGTCGCCTTTTTCGATGCTGCGCAGCTTCTCCGCGTTCTGGCTCACGCTGTCGAGAATCTTCTTGCGCTGCTCGTCTGACATTTTGCGCGTTCGCTCGCTGTCGTTCAGCAGTTGGATCGCGTCCGCTTCCATTAGCGCCGGGTCAGACGCGAGCTGCCGCCGCTGCCGCAGCGCCTGACCGGCTTCCGTGCCGTGCGCGTCCCATTCTTTCATGAGCTTTGCCACTTCGGCGTAGGCATCTTTGCTGCCGCTCTCGCGCGCCTTGGCCACTTCTTTGACGATGATCTTGTGTGCGAGCACCGTGTCGGTATCGTCCCAGTCCTGCTTTTCACCGAACAGGTCTGCCTTTTCGCCCTCGTAGTCCGATTCAAAGCGCTCCTGTGCCTTTGCGTTTACCTCTTCGTCATGGTTGACTTTGTGCGTCCTGTCTTCCGGCCTCAGCCCTTCCATCGCACGCTCGTCATCGGTGAGCACACCGTCGGTCGAGTGCGTCTGCGTCCGCGTTTCGTCATATCCAAACTCCGCGGATTTTGCGCCCTGTCCTTCCGGCATCGTGCCGCGCTGCCCGGCATCCGTCTCTGCCTCCCGCTGCTGCACGTCTGCAAAATTGCCACTGTTTTGTGACTGTTCCTGCGCCGCTTTTGCTGCCTCTCGTGCGTCGTGCTGCGCACGCCAATCGTTATAGGATTCCTCCTCCGTGATCTCTCCGAGTATGAGCGACAGGTCATTATCTCGATAATACTCCCACGAGTACGGGTCTGTACCACCGGAAATCTGGCTTTTTGCTTCCATGTATGCCGCGTCAGGAGCAACATATTCGCCGTTCGGTTTTGTGTAGCCGTCTACGAGCAGGGAGTCCAGCGCCTTTTCCACGCGCTTTGCGTCTGCATAGTTTTCTGCGCCGTTGTCTTTGATGATCGCATCCAGTGCACGCAGAATCTCCGGGCGGGAAAGACCGGTTTTGTCAATCACGTCCTGTACAACGCGCGAGTTGTTCGTGATCGTGCCTTTTCCGCGCTTATATCGGTCGCTCTGCATTGAGCCGTAAATCATAGGGGCAAGATCTTCTGCAACGCGCTCAAAGTGCTCGTGCAGTTCCGGGTGGTTGTACTGGAATGATTTTGTGCTCCGTTTTGCGATGTATTCGTCAGATCGGTTGTCGATATGATCTTCCGGCGTATATTCCTGCGGCTGCCTGTTCGCGTCCCGCTCCGCGCTCTGCCCTGCTTCCGTAGCACGTTCCTGCTCAGGGTTCTGCGCCGGTTCGCGCAGCCCTGCGGCTTCTTCCACCATGCGCAGCGTGCTGTTCTCCTGCGGCTTCTCCTGCGCCGCCGGAGCGTCCTGCGAAGTCTCGACCGGTGCGGCCTCTGCCTGTGCTTCTGCCGCGATCGTTTCCGCCTCTGCCGGTTTCGCGCTCGCTTCTGCGTTTACGCTTGCGGCAGGTTCTCCGGCGCGCAGAGCGGCGTTTTTCTGCGCGTCAACGCCCTTGACGATGCCCGCCGCCGTTCCGAATGTAGACAGCGCCGCGCCGATCATGGCGTCATACGCAGACTGCGCAAGCATTTCCTTCGCACCTTCTGCCGTCGTGTAGCTCGACTTTGCCGCGGCGCCCTTGTCGTAGATTGCGCGGATCGCCGGGTTCAGGATGTCTGCCACGGCTTCCTCTGCGCCCTCACCGATGGCGTTTGTCAGCGCGCGCAAAACACTGCGCCCGGCATCCGTTTTCGCCAGCTTCCCGATGAGCTTCTCCGCCACGTCGTCCGCGGCACCGCCGCCGAACAGCTTGCCGACGTCGAAGATTTTCTCCGTCAGAACGTCAACGGCAGCGGCCGCAGCGCCGTATGCCACCTGTTCGCCCTCGCTCGCGCCGTCAAGACGTGCCTCACGCGACCCGCTGCCATAGGAGCGTAGGCCCATGTTTGCCAGACCCGCGCCGGGGAGCAGTGCATTGAGCGCCATGTCCGCGCCGAGCTGCAGGCCACCGCTTGCAATGTCCACAAACGCGCCCGCGGCTTTGCTTCCGCCGAGGTTCTCTTTCGCCTTTTCGGATGCTTCTGCCGCCGCTTCCGCCGCTTTGTCCGCCTTGGCATAGATACTTTCCTGGTTTCGCTGCCGGGCAGCTTCCGCCGTGGCCTTGTCCGCTTCCGATACGGCATCGTCCGCGACGGTCACACCCATGATCTGCGTTCCGCTGCGCTTTTTGAGAAATGTTCCGGCCGCGTTTTCGTAGGCGCTCTCCGCGCTCTTTACGGCGGATTTTGCGATGTTTCCGCCCGCTTCCGCCGTCTTGCTCTCCTGCATATTGCTCTTGCGGTAATCATCCGTGATTGCCTGATTCGTCAGGGAAAGCGGAGTTGTCGTGTCCGCGCTGTAACCGGCGTCGCCGAAAGCGTTAAGCAGCTTCTCCCAGAAACTGATGTTCTCTTTCTTCTTCTGCGGCACAGGCTCAGAGATCGGTTTGGTGACAGGTTTCTGCTCGGCAGCAGTGTCTTGCGCCGCAGTCTGACCCCACACCTTATCCATTTTGTATTTTGAACCGCCGTAAGCCTTCTTGCCGTACTCTCTGTCAATTTTCTCCCGGCTGCTCTTTGCGTACTGTTTCAGAAAGTCAGATGCCATTGTCAAGATACCTTTCCGTAGCCGACCGTTCTATAAGTATAGGTGCCGTCTCCGTTGTCGACCTCTTTCACCTTCCCGGCGTTCACAAGCGTTTCCAGCTCGCTCGGCGTCACACGACCGTAGCCGCGCACCAATGTCCATCCGGAGCCGTTCACATTCGTTATGTGACTATTTTCGTGAATGCTTGAAAGATCCTTCGCGTCGTTTCTCGTCGGGTTCTCCACCGGCGTGATTGTGTCGTCACCGCCGCCACCCGTCCTGCGGTTTGATGCCGCGTAGCTCGCCGGATATTTGCCTGTGCGCTCGTAGTAGAGCTTCGGGTTCTGCGCACCCCACACTTTCTGCATCGCGTCGATCTGATCCTGCGAATAGCCGAGCGCCGCATAACCGCTGAAATCGCCGTACTTGGCGAGCGTCGCAGCCTGCTGTTCGAGGCGGCTGCGCTCGTTTTCCGCAAGCGTCGTGTCCACGCTAAGCTGCTTGACCGCCGTGTTGACGATGGAGTTATCCACACGCTGCGCCTCGGTATAGAGCGCCTTCGCGCGTGCCGCGTCGTTCTCGCTGATTGCCTGCGCGACCGCGTTCTGATACGCCGCCTTTACCTTCTGCCGCTGCGCCTCCAGATCGGACAGCGCGTCCGCCTCCGCCGTAGACACTTTGCCCATAGCGGCATTGCGGCTGTTCTGCTGCGAGAGCGCGAGCTGACTGCCAGCACCGACATTGATGCCGCTGCCCGCCATCTGCTCGTTCAGGTTTGCGCGGGAAATGTCCGCCTGCGTCGATACCTGCCGCCGCGCCTCGTTGTACGTCTGCGGGATCTTCGCGGCCTGTGCGTCATAGTCGAGCATATTCTGGTCATACGCCGCTTTCAGCGCGTCGGTCTTTGTCTTCTGCTGCGCGTCATAGATCTTGTTGATGTTCTCGCTCTGGTCTTTTGCTTCCGGCAGGACGGTGTTGTTCCCGACGATCTTGAAGCCGCTGCCGTCACCGCCGCCGCTGTAGCCGTACTTCTTGCGGATAAGCTCTGCCTGTTCGTGCGCCTCGTTCATGCCGCCCTGATTTCCGGCCTTCTGCGCGGCTTGCCACTGCTCGCCGAGTGCGGCAATTTTCTGCTTGTCGGCGCTGTTCATGATTGCGTCATTGTATGCCATCGTGTCACCTCGTCACTTGATAGGGAAGAGGGGACACCGCCGCGCCCGGCAGCGTCCCCAGTGTCGATTCTTATTTGTGTTCCAGAAGCTGCAGCCGCGTTTCGTGGTCGCTGATCGCGTCCTCGCTCTTCTCGATCTTGTCCCACATCTCGTTGTGCTCCTTGGCGTTCCCGGCGTCCATGCGGTCAATGCGCGCTGTCAGCGCCACGACTGCGTCCGTGTTCCGCTGGATAATTGTGCTCATGCGCCAGCACGCGCCGATCAGCGTCAGCACAAACGCCGCCGCCGAAATGATGTTCGCAATCGATACTGCCATCCTCAGCCCTCTTTCCTGGGCTCGTCATAGCTCATAGCCCGTGCGCTGTCGCCGACACCCGCGGTCGTCGGATCGACCACGATGCCAAGCAGACACAGGATGTTGATGACCATGCTGATGATCGTCGTCACCTGATCCTGCGCCACACGCGGCACGACGCCGCACACGCCGAGCACCTGATACACCAGCGCCACCAGCGCCATGACAAGCGCGGTCAACGTTGCCTTGTTCTGCAGTCTAAGTTTCCAGTTGATGTTCATGTACAATACCTCCGTTACTTTCCGTCAACCATCCGCTGGCACACGATCATCGTGCGCAGCATGTCCATCGTCACGTCAAGGTTGCCGTTTTCGTCACCCTTGAGCGCTCCGCGGTCCACAAGGCGCCGCGTTTCTTCCTGCGCCCATTCTGGCAGTTCTGCCACTGTGTTGTATCTGGTTGCCATGTCTTCGTCCTCCTCGTCTGTATTTTCTTCCGGCGCAAGCGAAGCCTTGAATGCGTCCCACTGCGCTGGGTCATCCACCCACGGCATGGGGCAGCGCTTGCCCGTCACGTCGTAGTGCCGCAGCACGTGGTCGGTGTCGATGCCATAGCGCTGCATAATATCTTTTGCCAAGGCCGCAGCGTTGGCCACGGTCTCCGGCTTGATGTAGTAACTGCCGTCGGCGCGCTTGCGGCTGCACATCTCAATGCCGATGCTGTTGGCATTGCGGCATTCGGGGTGCCAGTACGCCCGCGCGCCGCAGTGCCACGCCGTGTCGCACTCGCGCACGGACTGCATCGCGCCGTGCTCGTCGCAAAAATAGTGCGCGCTTGCTTGCAGGCCGCCCACGCGGTGGTAGTAGTCGCAGTTGTTTTCCGCCGTGTCGCCGTCGTTGGCCGTGTAGTGCATCACGATGTACCGCACCGGCTGCGTGCGCCCTGCGCGGTAATTTGCCGCGTTGCATTGCACAAAGTTCATTCGCTCACTTCCTTCCATCCATAAACGCCCGGCTCCCAGACGTTCGTGTCGATCTCGGACTCCCACGTCTTGCCGTTGTGCTTAACCTTATCGCCCTTCTTGTAGGGGTTCGTGCTGTCCGGCTGCTGCCATTCGCCGATGGCGGTTCCTTCCTGCCCCGGCAGAACTTTTGCAAACAGCGACGGGGCGTTGTGCGGCTCCCAACCGGCTTGGCTCGTGTGGTCCTGCAGCACCTTGTAAAGGGTCTCGCCGTCTTTCAGGCGAGTACCCTTTGTGTATTGTGTGTTTGCTTTCCATGCTGGATACAGGGACACGGCCTCGAGTGCCGTTCTGTCGTCCAGCGACTGCGCCGCCTGCTCGATAATAGGGCGGAGCTTCACCGCCAGTTCTTTCAGTGTCATCACTCCACCCCCAGTAAGATTTTCGCTGCTGCCAGCTCGTCCTCCAGTGTGAGGATCTTACTGCGCATCTCCTGCGCCGACATGACCGTCTCGCCGGCGCCGGGGTCTTCCGGCTCTTCCACCGTGCCGATCTCGAGCTGCTTGACCAGCTCCTCATATTCCTCGTCCGTGATCTCCACAGCCTTCACGGTTTCATAGCTCCCCTCCGGGAACTCCGGGTATCCGTCGAGATGCCACACCGTGCTGCCGTCGGAGGAAACGATGCCGTTGGCAAAGTCAGAACGTCCAACAAGCAGGAGATGGTTCTTTACCTGCCAGTAGACGTAGTTCAGATTCTTCTGCGCGTCTACGACGGTCGTGTTCAGAACAATTTTATATGCCATTTTGATCACCTCCGATTAGATACAGAAGCCGAAGCAGATAGCAGTTGCCGAGGAGCAACTGCCGAGGAGTGATTTTCCACTGGATCCGATGACATATAGACCCCATGTAGAGTCTAAATCCGGAGACCGGAGAGCCCAGCTACTTTCCGAACCACTACCATTTGCCTTTTTCTTTTTTCGTGAGTCATAATTTGTGAACAGAGGGTACGGTGTGCCTTCTTTAACATACTCTGACCCGAACGCAGAGTACACCTCGAACGCAGAGTACACCTCGACCAAGGAAAACAGGAACAACATGTCAGCTGTTGTCGCAATATCAGTCGATTTGTTGCCTGCTGTTGTTTTCTTATTGACTGTAGAGATCGTCGCCCGAAGCGCACTCGGAAGCTTTTCCAGAATCGCGGGCAGCGCCACCGTCCGCATGTTGCTATCTTCCCAACTATTTGAAACACTGCTATACATTACGGTGTTCGCCATCAGGTGCTTCATGCCAATCGTCAGTGGCGCTTTTGTGCCGTCCGTTTTGTCGTCATGCAGAAAGTCATAGATCTGGAGTGTGATCGTCTCTCCGTCCGAGAGCGTGATGTCCTTCTCATCCCCGATGTCCCACCAGACTTCCTCTGCACCGTTTCTCGTGATGCACCACTGGTTGCTCGCATTCTTGTGCCCGTTCGCGGCGACAGCTTTGATCTCTACCCACGAACACGCCGCGAATGTCTTCACGGTCTCCGGGACCGTGAGCGTCGCAAACTGAGCTACATAATCCTGCGCGCCAGTCACGGCGGCGATCTCCGGGCTCCATCCGGCGAAAATGGTGCCGTTGCTTCCCTCCGGCGTTGCACCGCTATAGACCGGCACCGCCCCATACGCGACTTCGCTGGATTGCAGCACGGAGGTGCCGTTCAGGAAGCGGATCGTGTAGCTCCGGACCGTGGACGTGTACTGCGCGGTAATCGTTCTGTCCGCCGACACGTTTGTAAGCGCCGCGCTCCAGCCGGAGTAGGCGTAGGTATACTGCGCGTCCATCGGCCTTGTCGGCGTCTGGATGCGCCCAGAGGTTACCGGGTCGACCGCATCGCCGTATTTCACGACCTTCTGCGTGTCGAGCACAGTC